TTTTATACAACTTCCAGCATGTTAGCAGGTACTTTCCACAGGCCCTGCGGACTACGAACCGTTACAAATTTAATGGCAATCTTGTCTACGGTGCCGGTAATAGTCATACCGCGTTTAGTACTAGTAAAACGAACGTTATCGCCCAACTTGATAGAACGAATTTTATCTTTACGAAGTTGGGACTTGGCAAATTGCACTGCACTGAGGATGCTGGACAGTTCGGTATCGGTAAAATTGCCGAACATGATAGCTTGATTAACTTGCTGAATCTGGGTCATTTGGTTCAATTTGAACTCCTTGTTAACTACAATATCAATATTATAGCAAAATTGGGAATTTCGAGCAACCAAAAATGTTGTTGTATTTTTACAACAATTGTAGTACTAATTAAGTATTATTTTCCAGATTAGCTAGGTATTTTTTGAGATCGCCGTCCATAAGGCTTAACATGGCAGCTTCTTGCTCGTCGAAAACTACAATTTTATGGGCACCGATAAGGTAATACATACCTTGAAAGAATCGCTCAAGTTGAAGTAAATGTTTATTGGCCAAAGGTTGATCAAATTCAAATTTATAAGATTTTAATTTGAGATCTGCGGAGAGAAATTTAAATCCAGCAAGGCTTAATCTTAGACTGCTGGGGTCTTTGGGATTATTCCAAATAATGTAATTTAACTTACTGGGATGTTGCTTTGACATTTCAGCAAACATCTGAGTTAATTGAGTTTGCGTAAACCGTTTAGGGGTAGATTTTGTTACCACTTTTCATTAAAACTACAGAAAATAAATCTGTTTTGAACAAAGTGTTTAATTTTTTGCAAAGATTAATAGCATGTCCTTTATTTGAAAAAGAAGTCTTTTTATATTTAGGACCGGGGTAATTTACCAACATATTACCGCTTTTTAAATTGATTGGTTGATTATCATAAAACACTGCCCAAATACCTTCGCTACTGAGAATTTGCTCACTCTTGTAGGTAGATTTATTTACATATTCGATTAATACATTTGGTTTAGGTCTGCTCATAGATTTATCAACTAATAATATTTATCTCTTAATGTACGTAGATTATTTAAATCCCCCGCCATCTACTGCAATACTGATTACAGAATCTCCAGATTTTGCTGCTGCGAGTTGTTTGCTTAATGTAGAACAATGATTTAGCAAATCAAACAAATCAGAATGAAGACTTCTTGCTTCGTTAGCAGTTAGCATAAGATTTCTTCCACCGGTCTGATTCATTAGTTTAACTTTGTCGTTGAAATTTTTTAAATGCAGACTTAGATTAGCTTCATTCATTATTTTACCGCCTTTAGTGCGTCCTGCATGTCTGTTTTAGTTTTAAACGGACCTTGGAAATCGTATCGGTTTAATGTGATAAATTTTGGGCAATAACTTTTAACCCATCCATTATTAAATTTAATAATATAATAACCAGCGCAATAATAACTTTTACTTTTGTTAGTTTTTGTATAAATGGGAAACTGGTGCTTAACGTCCCACAGTAAATTCCATGGTTTATTACTTACAGGGTAACCGTATACTTCATGATACTCTGGTGTAAGTTTTTCTTTTTTTACAGTACTGTCAAAGACCACATTGTGAGCTTTGCTTAATAGTTTAATTGTAGTAAAACGTTCACGTGCGTTGTCGTAGACATACACAAACCCACCGTCTTCAACAGCTTGTATAGTGGCAACTTTATTGCCTGCTGATTCCACAATCCAATATTTGTTTTTAACAACAGGTCGAGCAATTAGTTCATTCATAATAGTGTAAGTCCCGCGAATGCTATGTAGCATAATTGATGTGCCATTTGATCTAGTCCTAGATGATTCCAAAACTGAGGAGTAGTAATATCTCGATTACCATAGTTCATCTTTATCCAGTCGATGTGATAATGTAAAATAAAATCCAGTACGCCAATAAAAAATGCAAACTCTATATTGGCCCATCCAGTTACGGTCCATAAACAAGCCAAAGTTCCAATGCCATGCTTAAGGCTGTGTTTGATACCTAACCAGTCAAGATATATACCTTTATGTTTTACTTCTTCTTCATTTTGATTTACAAAATCTATGTACCAGTGTTTGATTTGTAACAAAACAAGAATAAAAATAAAAGTTTCAATCATTTGTTATTCCTTTGTTGAAATCTATACTCTCGGCGAAGCCACCATTTGTAGCGAGCAAAGTACTCTTGTAGAGAATAACGGGGTTGTTTCCACAGATCGTGTTCCTCACAATTTTCTCTCCATAATTCAGATAACCAAAGCCTAAAAGATGTGTTCATGCTATTTCTTCTGGTATGGCAAGATCTTCGTAGAATGAAGACATAACATCTTTAATATATTCAATGATTACTTGGGCATCATTCACTGGGATAAATTTAATATGGTCCCATGCTAACATATAATCTATGTTTCTTACTTTTGCTTCATTGATGTAACTGTTGATGAATGCAGGATTAAACCATCTAAAACAAATATCAGTGTCTGGGATAAAAATTTCAATGTCATACACGTCATATGTTTTAGTGTCGAATACTACACTACAAAACTCGGATCCATTTATATCTGCAAACTCCATAAATCTTGCATTGTCTCCCCAGCATTTCCATTGAAAATTGTCTCCTCCAGATACACGACCTTCGGCAGCAGTAATTACGTCGATAAGTTTCATTGAGTTATATCCTTTAACATGTCAAAAGTTAATTCATGATCATACACAGTGGCCACAGGCTTGAGCCATCCCCGCTCTAAACAATCTTGAATAATAAGTCTGTATTCTCTGGGGCATTCTTTGACAACTTCAAATCCGGCCCGAGGAATAACCAGCATTCCGTCTACTAAATTAAAGTTAGGATCTTTTGATCTAATAGTCCTGAATCGACTCGAATGCATTTTAAAACCCATGGTAGTCAAATCTTTCTTTAATTGACTTGATAGACCGTTCGACAGTGGCATCTATTAACCCTTTGTCGAAAGTAGTGTAGGCATGTCTGGTGTCTGTATTACGCACAGCATCGATACATTCTTCTATAATTTGTTTTGCAAAAGATAATTGCATGTCCGGATTGATGCCAGGATAATGACTGCCACCTGCCTGTAATTGAAACTTTTTAATTAATTCTTTATTCATTCTGGATATCCTGCAGATAAAATTGTGCCAATAGCGGCAGCATTTTCGCTGAGTTTAGCAAGATCATATTTGCCACAAAATTTAAGAAACTGAGCGCCCACCATAGGTCGATTTTTTGTAATACTGTTAGTAATAATGGTTTCATTGATCCATGTTCTAACATTGTCGGGCTGGGCTGATAAATCTACTAGTGTACGATTGCGTTGATAATCATAGAGTACTTTGTGCTCTACGCCATTATGGTCGGTCCAAGATTGCAACATCATGTTATTCCAACTGAACCCTTTTTTATCCATATCGGCATAAGCTTCGATAAGCCCTACTTTATTTTTACTGCCCTTAGTTCGAACACCCGGATAAGCACTGAACACATTGTCAGTGGGATCGCCGCGCATACATTTCTCGAATAGTATGAATTTAGGATCGGGGATTTTCTTAGGCTCTTTGGTCTTTTTATCAATGACCATTTTGCCTTTTTTGTCAAAGATTCCCTGCAGGGTGTGCAATTCGTCTGCTACACCATTGTACTGATTAACATTTTCAGCCAGCAGCTGATGAAAGTCTGTGTCACTGCTTACGATGGTGTGGTGATCCTGAGGGTGTGCTTGAATCCAACCTGCCACCAAGTCATCTGCTTCCAAGTGCTCGTGCCGGAGAACAGTACAATTGGTGCGTTCGGATAAGAACGTTTTAAGGTCGTCAAAAGCTTCCCAGAACAACTTGTCTTCTTCTGCTTCTTTTTCTGTGAGCGCGGCCCGTGCAACTGCTCGGTTCTTTTTGTAGGGCTCATAGAAGTCCTTTCGCCATGAGCGCCCTTCTAAACAGAAGACTACGTGGTCTGCTTTTTGATCACGCCATGCTTTGTTTACGCTGGCAAGGGTTACGTGAATAGCAAAACCTAGTTTATCCCATGTGTCGCTTTGACGATGGGCACTGTGTCTTGCACGGAAGAATGTATTAGCTGTGTCAACAATTAGGTATCGCATAGTACAGTAATAATAGCAGTTTATTCGATATTTGTCAACTTCTTTAAGACAATTAACTTACTTCACTGCGCCCGTCCCCTAAATCTCTGCGTTTAACGCCGGTTGATGGTCTGGGATTATTGGCTTCATACTGTTCGAATGTTTCCATAACGACATTACGACAAACATCTTGGAACCATTGATCCACAATCTGTGCATCGTCTTTGCCTTTATAACCAGTTCGAACTAGTTTGGCTACAAAAAAATCATTCCAATCTAATTCAAATGCACCGTTACCAATATTTTCTGGATCTAATTCCACACTGATTATATTAACATAGGGTTCGCCTTTTTCAGTGGCAACTTGTTTAGGTGTTTTCTTAGCTTGTGTGGGTTTTTTAGCTTTAGGTGCTTTTGGTGTTAACGGAGTTTCTTTTTTTTCTAGTGTCGACGGTGTTGCAACTTGAGGTTGATCTTTACTGAATAATTTATTGAATATTCCCATTGGTTATCCTTTTAACATTTTTAAAATAGCTTCGTCTCGGTGATACCAGCGAACTTCAATCACCGGATCGCCAGGGCCAGTGATAATTCTACGAGCTCTCATAGCTAGTCCCCACACTACGCGATTGGTGGTATAGCAACGCCTAGGAATTAAACTGTATCGATACTCGAATACAGCACGATCGTCGAATGGATCGTACGACTGAACTTCATCGGAATATCCGGCACCGACACCCATCATTTGCCCCATCCATTACCCCAAAGATCGACGTGCAGTCGTGGGCTATAATAATAACCTTTACTACAGGCCCAATCAGCAACTCTGACACGATTTTTTTCATAAGGAGTAACAACACCGCCTTGAGGCATCACATACACCGAGCCTTTAAACCCGCCAGCTCTAAATTCTTTTACTGCCCGATCTACTTCAGCAAAATGCTCATCTGTTTCAACAACAAATTTAAGATAAGTGTGACCTATGTCTTGATAACTGGCCACGATGTCAGGACATATAGCATCCTCCCATCGTTCACCGCTGACACTTAATTTAGCACTGACGCTAAATGTAAGCTTGTTGCTGGTTCTGCGATCACCATCTGAATTTAATTTAGAATTTAGTGTCCAGTTAAGTAAGTATTGTCTAAATGACGGCAGTAGTTTTTGAGTACCGTTTGTTTCGAAAGTTAAATTTTGCAAATCTAACATGTTAGGATTGCTTAATAATTCTTCGTAGGCTCGCTGCCACCCCAACAATGGTTCTCCTCCGGTGATAACAAGATGTACATCGTTGCCATTATCTTGTATCCATTTGTTGTTAGGTGTAAGTTTTAACATACTGTCTACTAATTGACCAGTGTCAACAGTCGGGCTTAGTTCTTTAAAAGCTGGGTGCCAGCTTGCGTAACTATCACACCCGGTGTTAACCAGTGGGAGACTGTTAAAATCTTTGTACAAATGAACATTTTTTGCAACATCATCTGCCTCTGTGCTTTTAACTCCCGGAGCACAACCAAACCCACTGCAAGTAAAATTGCACCCGAAGGTTCGTAAAAATACACTAGGGATTCCGACAAAACGCCCTTCGCCCTGTGCTGAATAGAAAAGTTCACTGACTTTGAGTTTCATATATTATGTTCCACAACAGTTGATGCATAGACGATTTGATAAATTTACATTATTATAAAATAAATCGTTCATAGAGTCAAATTTTAATTTATTCTTGATATTATTGTTAGACATGTAGTAGCAACAATAACTATACGAACCTTCTACGTCTAAATAGATACTAGGCTGATTCAGATGCATACAATCTTTTTGATTAACTATTTTTTTCTGACCCGTGATTGCTGATGCAACATTATTGATTTTAATTGGGCTACTGATAAGATATAAGTTGCCAGTTTTATAATTTTTTACTGTAGCAGATGGCGTTCTAGTAGACTTAATCAATTTAAATTTTTTAAATTTAAGTTGTTGACTCAGTCTTAGACAGTCTTTTATCTGGTGTTCGTTGTGCTCAAACGGTATAAATTGCCAAGTAGCGTACCCGCCAGAATCGATAAATGCTTTTGCATTAGTGATTATTTTGTTCCAATCGGTGCCTTGCCGATATATTTCATGCACATTTTCTAAACCGTCTATACCAAACCAAACATCGTGCTCGACACCTTCTAATTTAGAAGCAAGAAGTTTCCACCATTCTGCATTTCTTAGACTGCCATTGGTATGTATTTGTATTTTTTTAACCCGAGACTTGACAATATCAATCATATTGATAAAATCTTTTGCTGCTATAGGATCACCGTGATTACCGCAAAATTGTATTGCATAAAGGTTGGGCAAACTATCGACGGTTTTTTTTAAAATTGATATGTCCAAGTCTTGTTCTACAGTATTGGGATGTAACTCATATCCGTCTATGTTTCTAGGACACAAGGGACACCATGCATTACATCGACTGCTGGCTTCAACATGCAACCATTTAACGTCATCAGCTATCATTATAAATCGACGACCATTTCTTAAGTTTTTCTTTCTTGGCATGCTTGGCTAGTTCTAAATTTTCCCAACTAATAATTTGTTGTTCTAATAGAATATCAACCATGGCCAATACATCACCGATTTCCATTTCTAACATTTCGGCATGCTTGTAACCAGTTTTATAATGAACTGTGTCAATACCAAACCTTCTAATCTTGCTGATCTCAACTATTACTTCGGCACATTCTTCTTGAAGAATGCCTAAGGCTTCTTCATGACTACCCGGATTTAATTTAAACATACTAGTTCCAATGTCGAATTACACCTGCTATAATAAAGCAGTTTGTTATAATATATGATAGCACAATTGCAGTGCGAATGCAAGCAATACGATCCGCTTCAGCATCTGTACTGCCTGCCTTTTCTCTCAGCGCCTTAGCCCATATACGCCAAATCGTTTTTATCATTTCTTACTTGGTTTAGGAGGCATATCAGGAAATGATCCCCATGGTTGTCTCAGTTCATCGGATACGTCATCAGGTCCACCGCTATCTACCCAGTGTTTACAAATTACAATTATGGGATTGCCATTAACAATTACATAGCGGCATAGAAACTCACTGTAATCGTAGGTGCCATCGGACACCCACCTAAACATCTTAAAATCTGCACCAGCACTCATGCAAACAAATCTTCATTCCACTCACGATGGCCTTCACGGAAAGCCATGTTAGCTTGTGTCTCACGAACTTCTACGCGATAGCACCACAAACGAGCCGCTTCACCCGGGCCCCACATCTCTGGAATATAAACACCATTGACATATTTGTAGAGCATGTCGCTGAGACCTTCGCAGCCCAATTTAGGCAGCACGACAATTTTAGCCATGTTCTTTTCTTGTAGCAATTGAAATGTTGCCATCTCTGGGTCATCTGCTGCTACAATTAGTGTATGATCAAATTGGTCTTCCAATGTCTTTTTAAGTTCTTTTAATCCACCGTAGTCCGCTGCCCAGTTACGGACATCTAAGTCGTCGGTGCCAAAATAAAACTTCATTGAAAAACTGTAACCGTGAATTAGATTACAGTGACTATCCGCACGCCATTGTCTGTAAGCACAGGGAAAAGCGTCGTGATATTCTTTTGTTGATGTGTACTTATAAAGTACGGGTTGTAGATTTGCCATCTCTAGTCTCCTTTATTAGGTAGCAAGTTTGATGGCATGCAGAATTTTTATAGAGGGATGAATGCCTAAAGTCCTCT